TGATCCGCATGATAAAGTTATAATTCAAGAAGGAGGTTTTGATGAGCTTCCTTTTACTTGTCCACGTTGGTTAAAGGCAAGTTTTGAAAGAGGATATGGAAGATCTCCGGGAATGACAGCCCTCAGCGATACTAAAATGTTAAGTAAGATGTCTGAGGTGACTATTCGTTCTGCTCAAAAGCAGGTAGATCCGCCTCTTATGCTACCTGACGATGGCTTTATGATGCCGATCAGAACTGTTCCCGGGGGTTTAAACTTCTATAGATCTGGAACAAGAGATAGAATTGAACCATTAAATATTGGAGCAAACAACTCTTTAGGCTTGAACATGGAAGAGCAGCGAAGAAATGCTATCCGATCTGCTTTTTATGTAGATCAGTTGATCCTATCGCAAGGCCCACAGATGACAGCGACCGAAGTAATACAAAGAACAGAAGAAAAGATGCGATTACTTGGCCCGGTCTTAGGAAGATTACAAGCAGAACTACTACAACCTTTAATAGAGCGTTGTTATAATATATTGATTAGAAGAAAGTCTTTTGCACCACCACCAGAGTTTTTAGCAAACATGGATGTAGATATTGAATATGTATCACCATTAGCAAAAGCTCAAAGAATGGGAGATGTACAATCGGCTATGCGATTATTTGAGATGTTAGCTCCACTATCCCAAGTCAATCCACAAGTATTTGATTTTGTTGATATGGATGGATTAGCTAAGTACGTTATTAATATATTAGGTGTGCCTGCTTCTACAGTAAAGTCTGATCAGCAAGTAGCTCAAGAGCGACAAGAAAGGCAACAACAACAACAGCAAATGGCAGAACAACAAGAAGCAATGGCAACTGCTGAGGCGGCAGGTAAAGCTGCTCCTGCTGTGAAAGCGTTAATGTAATGCACGAAAATTATAAAGTTATTTTTAATAGTGATGAAGGTAAAAAAGTCCTTCAAGATTTAAGAGAACGATTTTACGACAGAGAAACATTTGTTAGATCCGAACCTGATACTAGTGCATACAATCAGGGCGGTAGAGGAATGTTTATGTATATCCTACGACAACTAGAAGATTATAAACCATTACAAGATATAGCAAAAGGAGAATAATATATGGCTGAAGAACAACAGGTAGCGGAAGCTCCAGTAGAAACTGGGCAGGCAACGTCTGGAGATTGGAAAGCAAGTTTACCACAAGACATCCAAGACCATCAATTAATATCAAATATCGATAATGTAGAAACATTAGCCAAGACAGCTATTCATAGTCAAAGTATGATTGGAGCTGATAAAGTTGTGATCCCGGGAAAGTGGGCTAACGATACAGATTGGGATAATGTCTATACTAAATTAGGCAAACCTGAAGCAGCAGAAAAGTATGAACTGCAAAAAGAAAATGGAGTTGCTGTCGATAAAGATATAGAGGGTTGGTATAAGGGTATAGCTCACGAAGCTGGATTAAATAATACCCAAGCTAATAAAATATTTAAAGCGTATCTAGAACGTACAGCAGAGGTAGAAGCAGCGAATGCTCCTCCATCTGTAGAGGCAATAGAAGTTAAAAAGAGTGAAGCGGAATTATCCTTAAAAAAAGAATGGGGTAAAGCGTTTGATCAAAAGATAGGAGATGCTAAAAATATCCTAACACAATTTGCTCCAGAGGGGTTTGATACAATGGTAACGCAAGACGGTATACCATTAGGTAACCACCCGGAGTTTGTTAAAACACTGGCAAATATCGGATCGTATATTAAAGATAAAATAGGCGAAGATAAAATTGTAGGAGATAGACAACCACAAGAATTTACACCGGCAGACGCAGAAGCAGAGATTGCTAAATTAAGAGGTGACCCTAGAGACAAAGGGCCATACTGGAATAAATCTCATGTTGATCATCAGCGTACTGTAGAAGAGGTGTCTCGTTTAATGGAGTATATGTACCCAGACGAGTAATAGAATTTATGCAGCAATGTATGATAGTAAGATAAGCGAAAGCCCTTACCGGTAGTTCCGACAACTAAAGGTGACTAACCTTAAATAGAGAAGTGTCCTGTTTACAGGGTAACAGTTCGTTTGATTTTTTTTTAATAATAACTAATGGAGAATGTTTGTGAGTACACAAATCACAACAAGTTTTGTCCAACAGTTTAGTTCAAACGTGACTATGCTAAGTCAACAAATGGGATCTATTCTCAGACCAGCAGTAGACACAGAGAGCATAACTGGGGAAAAAGCTTTTTTCGATCAAATTGGTAAAGCCTCTGCTCAAGTAAAAACAAGCAGACATGGTGATACACCATTGATGGAAACACCCCATGCACGAAGAATGCTAACTACTGCTTCTTATGAATGGGCCGACTTAATCGATGACAGCGATAAGATTAGAATGTTATCAGATCCAACTAGCAATTATGCTAGAGCCGCAGCAGCAGCTATGGGAAGATCCATGGATGATGTAATTATAGCAGCAGCTCTTGGATCAGCATCTACCGGTGTCACAGGATCAACATCAACAGCATTACCTGCCGGGCAAAAAATTGCTCATGGTAGTGCGGGTTTAACACAAGCTAAACTAGTAACAGCTAAGAAGTTATTAGATGAAGCGGACATAGACCCATCTCTTCAGAGATATATCGTTGTATCTCCTGAACAGATTGAAGATCTTTTAAATATTACTGCTGTTACCAGTGCTGACTTCAACACTGTAAGAGCTTTAGTACAAGGAGAGGTCGACACATTTGTTGGTTTTAAATTTTTAACATCAAACCGTTTGACTTCAGATGGAACTAGTCGACAGGTTATTGCCTTCACAGAAGATGCAATTAAACTTGGCGTTGGTAAAGACGTGACTGCAAGGATCGAAGAGCGAGCTGATAAATCATTTAGTACTCAAGTGTACTATTGTATGGATATTGGTGCTACTAGAATGCAGGAAACATCTGTAGTTGAAATAGCTTGTAATGAATAGGGGATTGAATAATGGCTAATAAAAATGGAACGCTAATAAGCAATCTACAGGCTTCACCTCAAGTGAAGTCTCCTGTTTATCAACTAGGTGGTACAATGAAGATCGCTCAAGGAATTGTTGAGTGTGTAGCTGGTGACTTCACAGGCGGAGACACTATTATGCTTGCACCAATTCCAACAGGAGCATCTGTTGTATCGATCAAGCTTTATCATGATGATATTGATAGTGGTACGACTATTACTACCGATGTTGGTCTGTATTCTGATTCAACAACCGTTACGGCGATTGATGATGATTGTTATGCAAGTGCATCAACAGCACTTAGAGGTGCAGTAGCAGCTCCGGGTACTGAGATGGCATTTGAAGCTAGAGACATTGATAAAACTGGTCAACGTGTATGGGAAGATGGAGGACAGAGTTCTGATCCCGGAGGCCTATACTATATTGGTTTGAAACATGACGCTGCTGGAGACCAAGGCGGAACTATATGTTTTGTTATAACCTACGTTATAGATTAACAGCTTATTAAACTAAGGGGGGTTAGCGTTAGCAGCCCCTCTTTTTAAAAGGAAATATTATGGCATCAGAAGTAGATATATGTAACTCCGCACTCAACAATATAGGTGCGTCTACTATTAACTCTTTAACTGAGGATAGTGTACCTGCAAGAATTATGAACCAACGATATACGTTTGTTAGAGATTCTGTATTTAGATCACATCCTTGGAATTGTTTAGTACGAAGAGCAGTGTTAGCACAAAATACTACTGCTCCTACTTGGGAATATACTTATAGTTACAATCTACCTACCGATCCATATTGTTTAAGAGTTTTAAGAATAGAAGATTTAGACACCGATTATAAAGTAGAAGGCAGAACAATTGTATCTGGTAATTCTACGATGAAAATAAAATACATTGCTCGTATTACTGATCCTAATGAATACGACACATTATTAATAGAAACCATGTCTGCAAGATTAGCGGCAGATTGTGCTTACTCCATTACAAACAATAATAGTTTAGTATCAACCATGTATTCTTTGTATGAAGCTAAACTTAAAGAAGCAAGATTTGTGGATGCCACAGAGGGTATGCCGGGAGCTTCCGGGGCAGACTTAGGATCATTAAAAGCTGATACATTTATTAATGCGAGATACTAATGTCTTATCAAAGTCCTAAATACACTAACTGGACAGCAGGAGAAATATCCGACAGGTTAGATGGTCGTACAGATCTAACAAGATATTTTAATGGAGCAAAGACTTTAGAAAACTTTGTAGTCTATCCAGCAGGAGGAGCTGCTAGGAGACCGGGTACACAATTTATACATGAAGTAAAATCTAGTGCTAGTGCAGCACGATTAATACCGTTTGAATTTAATACCACGACTGCTAATACTTATGTTTTAGAATTTGGTAATAATTATTTTAGAGTATACAAAGATGGAGGAATTGTAACTGAAACAGGTAAAACTATATCAGCTGCAACCAAAGCAAACCCAGTTGTAATTACTGCTAACTCACATGGCTTTAGCAATGGTGATCATGTCATTATCAGTGGCGTGGTAGGAATGACAGAGCTTAATGGTGTTACAGGAATTGTAGCAGGTAAAACTACTAATACATTTCAACTAACC